ACCCGGACCTGTTCTCGGTGATCAGCACCACCTACGGGGCGGCGGACGGTACGCACTTCTCGCTGCCGAACCTGCAGGGGCGGTTCGTGCTGGGTGTCAGCGGCGGGCATGGGTTGGGCAGCGTCGGTGGTGCGGAGACCAACGCGCTGACCAGCACGGCCCAGATGCCTGAGCACAGCCACTCCGGCTGGTCCGGCTATGACGATCCCGACCACGCGCACACGGAGGCCCCCGAGGTCTGGATCAACTCACAGGGTGGCGCGTTCACCACCATCACCGGCACCTACTGGCAGAACACCATCTCGGTCGGCGGTCGCGGGCATGTGGCCGGCTACGGTGCTTCGGCCCGACACGTCCACGGCATCGGTATCGGCAACGCTGGCCAGGCCACCCCCAACGGGTTCAGCATCATGCCGCCGTTCCAGACCATCAACTACATGATCAGAGCCCTACCAGTGGGAGCGTGAGACATGCCCAAGCCGATCGAACCAGTGGCCGCAGACACCTATCTCCAGGAGCGGATCGCCACGGTGGCCGCCGAGGAGGGAGTGACTGGATCGGCATCGCTGTGGACGCTGTACTACATCGACCGGGTGGTGAACCAGGGCATCTCGCACTCCTACGCGAACGCGCTGGCCAACGGCAACAGCCGTCCCGCCACCGACCAACAGATCATTCCGGACGCGATCATCCGGGCCAACGTACGCCGGGTGATCCGGGACGTCGGGAACGCCGCTCCTGACGTGAGCACCATGAGACCATCTGAATAGAGGAGGCAGCCATGGCAGCAAGTACTGCGGCACAGGGGTTCCCGTACCCCCAGCCGGGGGATGACCCGGACATCCCGGACGACATGATGAAGCTGGCGAAGGCCGTCGAGAAGCGGGTGATGGGCATCTACCCGAGCCCCGCCGAACGGAACGCCTGGACCGCGGCCATCGGTGTGGAGGAGGGCATGTTTGCCTACACCAGGTCCGATGACATGGTGTGCGTGTTCAACGGCTCGGGCTGGGTGCAGTTCCCTGCGCGCGTGCCCGCGATCACCAACAGCGGCTCGGTACCCAGCAACGCATCGGGTGCCGACGGCGACGTTCACTTCAAGGTCTGATGGATGGCGCTCTACCAGAAGTCCAACGGCTCATGGGTCGAGTGCCAGCGACCCTATGTGAAGCGCAACGGTGTCTGGGTCGCCGTCGACGAGGCCTACGTCAAGCGTGGCGGGGTCTGGGAGAGGGCCTACGAGTACGACGTCACCCCGCCACCCAACCCGGAGATCTCTATGGAGATCATCGAGTCGCGCTCGGGTGGCGAGGTGACCACCCGCTACATCAAGGTCGGGTTGCGTATCCCCGGTACCGCGCACAACACCGACGTGAAGCAGATCCGGCTGCTCACCACCCACGACGGTCATCAGCCCACCACCCAGTTCGGTGGCACCTACTGGACTCCCTCGGATGACACCTACCCGAACGAGACCTGGAGCGACTGGCGCTACGGCATCTACGGGGCGCACAACGACACCTCGAACTGGCAGTACAAGCAGTTCCCGATCGACGCCCGGGCCGGCACCATCATCACCGCCGACAAGTGGTACTACTTCAGCGCCTGGGCCCTAGACGACGCGGGGAACTGGAGTGGGGCCACCCACGCCCAGATCTACGTGCCCAAGCCCACCGTGCACGTGCCTCAGGTGGTGAACCGGGAGGCCTACTTCCAGGCGAACAGCGCCGGCTCCTTCAAGGGCGAGACGAACTTCTGGAACGACGGTTGGCTGCTCCAGCAGAACAGCCCGCGCTCGATCGGCATCTGGTTCTACGGCCAGTCGATCATCGACTCCATCGGCTCCACCACCTCGCGCGCGGGGTCGATCAACGTCACCAAGGCGCAGATCTACATCAAGCGCACCAACGACGAGGGCACCCAGAGCGCCAACATGACGGCGTTCTGGTCCGGGATCGGCTCGCCCGGCAGTCTGGGCAACGGCCCGACCAAGAACGAGCTCACCTTGCTCGGCACCCTGGCCAAGGGTCAGGGTCAGTGGTTCGACCTGCCGACCAGCTACGGCAACAACTTCAACGAGCAGATCCGGTGCATCGGTCTGGACTATCACAAGCCTGGCGTCAACCAGGTACCGCAGGACTTCTCCAGGGTGCAGAGCCTGGCCAACCAACCTGACTGTGGCAAGCTGCACATCGTGTGGCAGGAGGAGCAGTGAGGGTGACTAGTGTCGAGGATAGGATGAAAACATGAGCAAGAAGAGCGAAGAGACCGAGCCGGTGCAGGACAACACCCAGGTCGATGACGCTGGTGTGCCCGGACAGATCGAGTACCCGGACGCCAGCGTGGACGCCGAGCGCGCTGCTGCCTTCGCGGCCGGCAAGGTGGACACCCTCTACGAGGACGACGAGGGCAAGTCCGATCGCGAGAAGATCCAGGACGACATCGACAACTACGACCGTGACGAGGACGAGGAGTCCAAGTGACCGACCAGCCCGAAGAGGCGGGGGTCGTGGAGGAGTCCGGCGAGGTCGTGGCCGAGGCTCCAGTAACAGCTGAGCCGCCCGTGGACGAGGGGCCGGTCGAGCCGATCGAGGAGGAGTGGGTTCCTGACCTCTCCACCGAGGAGGACAACGAGCCGGACGACTCAGCTGAGCTGGAGGAGCCCGAGGAAGCCCAGGACTCCTCGATCTACCCGTTCGCTGAGGGCGAGGACAAGCACGGGCCCGATGAAGACGCTGAGGAAGAGCCCACCACGGAGGAGGAAGCCTGATGGCTTTCAGGGCAGGGGTCGCGGCGAGGAACGCCGAGAACGACCGATACAACGCTCCTGGCATGTGTCTGCAGCAGACCAGGACCTGGGCCGGGATCCCTGCTCGCTACCCGGACGCATCCCGAGCTTGGTACAACACCAACGACCGACACCCCGGAGACAGCACCAACGTGCCGCGCGGGGCGTTCGTGTACTGGACCGGCGGTTCCAGGGGCTTCGGGCACATCGCCATGAGCCTCGGGGGCGGCAAGGTCCGCTCCACTGACGCCGGTGGCCGGGGCAAGATCGCCACGGTGGACATCGGTTGGGTCAGTCGCGTCTGGGGCCTGCGCTACGCCGGCTGGTCCTGGGACTGCAACGAGGTCACCGTCCCGCACAAGTAGGAGTCGTCATGGCTGTCTTCCAGGGCAAGGTACTGCGCAACGAACCGGTGCTGCTCTCAGCCCTGGTGCAGGTGATCATCGGCCTGCTGCTGGCCTTCGGGGTCGACCTGACCAACGAGCAGGTCGGCTCGATCATGGCCGCTACGGCGGTGGTGCTGGCCATCCTGACCAGGATGTTCGTCACCCCGAACTCAGCCCTGGATGATGCGGCCGGCGTGCCACCGCCGGGGCCGAACCCGCAGCCTCCCGCCGCTCCCTTGGTGTAGTGGATAGGATGGGATCATGCCACGGACCAGCGTCATCTCAGGATCCTTCTCCCAGAACGACCAACCCGCGCGCGGATGGGTCAGGTTCACACCCAGCCGGCTCTGGGTAGTCCAGGAAGGTGTCGCCTGGGCCTCACTAGCCCCAGAGACCCCGCTGGACTACGACGGCAGCTTCACCGTCCAGGTGACTTCCACCGACAGCGACCCGATCAACTGGTTCTACTACATCTGCACGCCGGCGGGCTGCTACCAGTGCCACGTGCCCTACAACGTGGCTGGCTGGAGCCTGAGAGAGTTGATCAGTGAGCATCGTTCTAGGGCGCGAGCCCCGCACTGATGATGAGCTCTACGAGGTAGTCAAGGCACTCTGGGGCATCACCATCCCGAGGCACAAGGAGTGCTCGGACCACAACGCGCCCTTCGAGGCCTTCGCCTGTGCCTACTTCAACCGAGAGCCGCAGATCCTCATCCACGGCTCTCGTGGCCTGTCAGGGAAGAGCAGGCTGCTCTCCATCCTGGGGCTGACCAAGGCAGCCATCCAAGGCTCGGACGTGAACATCCTGGGTGGCTCGCTGAACCAGTCCATCAACATCCACAACACCATCCGCGACGCCTGGGAGCACTCCTCCGCACCGAAGTACCTGGTCAAGAGCGAATCAGCCACTCGGATCACGCTGACCAACAAGGCGCACATCATGCCGCTGACGGCCTCCCAGAAGACCGTCCGTGGCCCGCACCCGCCGACCCTGCTGCTGGATGAGATCGACGAGATGGACCAGGCCATCTTCGACGCGGCCAAGGGTCAGCCGATGCCCCAGAAGAACTGGAAGGGCGACATCGTGCCGGCCACCACGGCGATGTCCTCGACCTGGCAGTACCCGGACAAGACCTTCGCGAACGAGTACAAGCGCTTCCAGGAAGAGGATCTGCCGATCTTCACCTGGTGCTTCCGGGACACCTCCAACGCGATCGACGGCTGGCTCGACAAGTCCTTCATCGAGCAGAAGCGTCGTGAGATCCCCGCCGAGATGTGGCGGGTGGAGTACGAGCTCGGTGAGCCCTCCATCGGTAACCGTGCCATCGACTCCGAGGCCGTGGAGCGGATGTTCTCCCTGCCCGAGACCGCCATCAAGCAGAAGGTCGCCAAGGACTACGAGGAGTACCGGTTCGAGGACCCGCGCTCGGACGCCGAGTACGTGATCGGTGCGGACTGGGCGCAGTCCCAGGACTTCACGGTGATCACGGTCGCCGACGTCACCCGGTTCCCCTGCCGGGTGGTGCACTGGGCTCGGATGCGCCGGCGTCCCTACCCGGTGATGATCGGGCACTTCAACAAGCTGATGAAGGAGTACAACGCCGAGGGCATCCACGACGCCACCGGACTGGGTGCGGTGGTCGCGGACTACGTGGACCGTCGCGCGCGGGGCTTCCTGATGACCGGCGCTCAGCGTGACAACATGCTCAGCGAGTACATCTCGGCGATCGAGAACGACCGCTGGCTGGCCCCTCGGATCAACACCTTCTACAAGGCCCACCTGTACGCCTCGGTGGAGATGATCTACGCGCGCGGGAAGGAGTTCCACCTGCCGGACGAGATCTGCTCGATGGCGCTGTGCTACCGGCTGGTC